GCGAAGCAGCCGCAGCTCGTCATTGGTTAGGCTCATCATTTCTTTTCGCTTCATACTTTGTCAATTTTAGTAGTTCGTTCTTTACGTGGTGGTAGTAAGCCTTCACGGAATAGTATTCACCCGTGCCTTCAAAGTCTTGCATAATCTCATCAGGTGCGTTGCTGATTGCCTCATCGACACAATAGAGTGCAGCGTTAACTGCTTTGATATGCACCAGTGCAAGTTCGCCTAACTGCTCACCGCCTTCGACTATATCAAAATAGTTCGAGTACAGTTGCCATGCTTTGTCTTTTGCTTTCATAAATTACATTCTAATTGTTTTGAGTAATAGACTTCCATCATGTTCTGATGTAGTAAAAAAATGAGGCTTTTCTTTTGTGCCTTTTACTACAATCCATTCCATTAGTTCACCATCAAAAAAATTTCGTTCATATCTCATGGATAGTTCGGCTGTTGCGTAGTATTGTACAATATTAAAACAATCAAAACTTACGTGTTCATCCCTTCCATCTTTATCAAATGATTCTCTATCTTCAGTTATACTCCAATCGGTTCTAATTAATTCCTCCCGCAAAGACAAATGATCTACTTCCCATTTATGTAGTAGGGTATAATTTTCACCATAAAGCTTCATCCTATTTTGCAAGTTAATGGTCTTACCATATTTCCATTCTATTTCTGGATGGTATGTGTCTTCATTTGCTTTCCTCCAAAAAAAACCCGTTTTGCATTCGCATAAATAAATAAAGCCTTTTTTGTTTTTGGATTTTTTGAATAGGTAATCGTAAACTTTATTACTCATAGTGCTTTGCATTTAGGTGCTTTGTACGTTGTTAATTTTGGTAATGTTGGATGATAGTAAACAACATTTTCTTCTCTTCTTAAATAGCTTAAGCGTAATCTTATAAGACCACACTTTTCGCATCTTGATTTTCCATCGTTGTTTTCATGTGGTAAACCATCTGCGTTTTCCCATTTGTGCCTCATGCATCCAAAGTATTAAGGTATTCACGCCACATTGGTACACGCTCCTGAAGCTTTGCAATTGCTGCCTCATCAAACTCCACTACCTTTTCGTGTATGCGCTCCTGCACTGGTATGTCGTACACCCATTCGGTGCGGTGCGATTCCAAATCTGCATCCGGGTAATCGCGCATGAACTGCTCCATGTCGTATATCATGTTGCGCTCAATGCTCTGCGCCTTCTTGATGAAGTTAGGGTCACCTTGTGGATCAATAAGATTGAGCCTGCGTGCCAATCGATACTTCTCATCGTTAATCATTTCGATGGGTGCATTGACAAGCACGAAGCAAAAGGTTGCAGTAGGTGCGCCCGTTAGCCACATGTAGGCTTGACCTTGCCAGTAGTAGTCTTTGCTTAAGTCATCCTGCTTCGCATCCATGAAGGTGTGAATACTCCAACTGCTTTTGATGTCGGGTACGTTTAGACACTTGTCATTGTCATCGATTATGAGCAGGTCGGGCGTGCCTTTGACAAATTGGTTTTGAAACATCTGCTCGTTCTTAAACACGATTTGTTTGCGCTCCCTACGCCACATGTCTATAGCATCATTCTCAACAGCCAAACCTTTCTCAATGTACTTGTTGCTAATTTCTTTGTAGCGTTTGTAACGCTGCTGCACATAGACTTCCAGTAGTGCGCTCTTTGCGGTTTCACCAAGACCTGGTTTGGTTTTTGCATCGGTCATCAACTTACCAAGTTGTGACGCTCTGAATAATACGTTTTCCATTTGTTGTGTTGTTATTGATGGTCAAATATACAATTATTCGCCAAGACCGTACTGGTCTTTTTTGGCGTTAAGTTCATCACCTACTTCAGCCAATACTTCGGGGCTGCATGCCTTAAAGATTTTCATCAGCTGAGTGATGTCGGTTGCCTGCTGAATGAGTTCGCGCACATACGCGACATCCTGCTCATGCCCACGACCAAGCGCACCCTTCAACTTAAATGGCTTGTAGTTATCCTTGTTCTTGCGGTTAAGGTCACGACCGAACACCTTGCCTAATGACAATGCAGCGTTTTTAAGGCACTCTGCTTTGAGTTTGCCAAACGCCAAGTCCATAGCGTTAGCTTTTTTGTTGTCGGGGTTTAATGCCCATCTATTGCGATCGCTACCAAACACGTTGTCGGGTACTTTGTCAACCATGATGATTACCGATGCGGCACCGGTGCGCTTCAGTTCGTAGCCGCTGATGGGATGAATGACTACTAACTCAAGTGATGCCTGGACTTCGTTGGCAAGTACCGCCCATTTAAAGTTCTCAGTGCGCCAATGTCCGAAGAAGAGTTCGTCTAAGGTGGTTTCAACGTGGCTAATGACTAAGGTCTGCGCCTTCTTGTCGGGGGTTGATTCAACACCGAGTGGGTCTGGTTCTGCGTTAAGCATCTGCTGAAACTTCTGCAATGCTTCAAGATTGTCTTTGTGAAAATTCATGTTATTGATTATTGATTGGTTTGCTTAGTGATTCATTAGGCAGTCGTTCAGTTCTTGGCAGTAGCTTAGAACTGCGAAGATGATAATTGCGCCAATGATGTAACGGAGAATGGTAGATGCTTTTTTCATGTGATAAAATTTATTGTTATTGATAGGGCGAAGATAGTGCAACTACTTACACTCACCCTGTTAAAAATTGTTAAAATTGCAATTGGTTACAGATTGTAACCACCTTGACTATACCTATAAGGGTATAAATGCAACACAATTACCCTCGTTTATACTCTCAAGGGTACACTACGCCCACGAATAGCTACCGTAATTTGGGAATAGTTCAAAGTACATGCGCATCATAATGGCATCAGCATAGTCAGGTGACTTGCCGTGCATGCGTGCTATCTCGTCTTTGCCTATTACTGCAAGCTTACCATCGGCTTCTGGTTGCCTGCGCCTTATCATGTCTAGTTCTTGCACGATGACATCGCGGAACTGATTCACTTTAAAGATTACTTTGTTCTGCTCAATCAATTCTGCTAACTTGAAATAACACTCAGCCTTTTGGTTGGTGAACTTATCCGATTGCTTGGCTCTGCCACCATTAAGAAACCCTCGGCATTTCAAGCTATCGACCACACCACCACCTACACCATCTTCATCGCAGATCACATTCGAAAGTTTAACCGCATGCCTGTCGCATAGTTGGCGTATGGTAGCGACAACAGTTGTTATTGGTTGCTTGCGCAGCTCGTGAATCTCCATTAACTGCAAACCATGCCACACGCAAATGACACTTCTATCTTTTCCAAGTCGTGCGATGTCGGCACTGATGAACTTATCGCCTTTCGCTTCTTCTTCCCGGAAGCAGCGCACAAGGTCATCGTATTGGTACAGGTTGTCCACGCTCTCGTCATATTCCCAGTCACCATAGAGCAGCCTTCGCCTATCTATTTCAGGCAACCGTTCAAGTGTTTCGATGTAGCTTTCAGGCAGGTGTGGGTTGTCGGTCGGTAGCGATGGGATGAATGCAAGGTGCTGCGCTAAATTATCTGCTTTGAATGGTGCGTAAAACTCATTGTAAAGCCATCCTTTGGACGGATTGCAGGTAAGTAGCATCTTTGGTTGTAAATCAAATTCGCGTAGCTTAAAACGGATGCGCGATTGCAATATGTCAATTGCCCTCTTTGATACCTGCGCAGCTTCATCCACATACGCATCGGTCAACTCCAGTCCACCGAGTGCGTGAAATTCAGGGTCACTCGGATAAGCAAACAAGTCTTTGAGAATAATCTCGCTGCCATTACTGAACGTAATGACGTGCGTTTGGTTGTTTATGGTGTAGTGTTCGTTGGGCGCAAGACCAAACATCTGCGCTACCTCAAAGAATGTCTTTAGCGTGGTCTTCTTTAACGTATCCAACTTACTGCGACCTATCAAGCCTCGCGTGCCTGGATACTTGAACCTGCGGCTTATTTGCCACGCACAACCAATAAACGATTTTGATCCACCTGCTGCACCACCGAAAAGCACCACACGTGCCGGGTGTGAATTACCCAACACACGCAGTGCTTCGTTTTGTTTCGGTAGATACTCAATCATTAGAACAAACCATCGTCATCGTTTACCTGTGGTTGAGAAGCAGATTGTTCACGTGGTTCGGACAACTGCAAAGAAATGAACTTATCTGTTTTACCTTGTTTCGTCCATCCTGACAAACGCCATTCTTTGCCATTAATCATTATTGATCCATACGAATCAGGTTGATTAGGTGAATTTTTTTTGGTGTTTTTAAATAGGCTTCCCTGCCCTTCTTTCATTGTGTAACTCATTGTATTAATTGTTAATTATTGCGATGTCATCGGACATTAGTGCGATTGTTTTATGTCCGTTCAAATCCGTTGTTTCAATTATTTCAAACTGTTCAAGGTGGATGCTGTGGATGTCGATGAAGCCAATGTAGATTTCCATCTCATCAGGATAATCAGCCAACCTATCAAACAATTCGCCTATGGTCATAGCCTGTATTCATCTTTGTCAGTGAGTAGTAAAAGCTCTTCAAAGATAAGACGCATTGCCATATTATCACTCATGGCAGGACGCATGCTGCGTTTAGCTGTTAACACAAACAACTTGCGTAGTAGTTCGGTTTCGCGCTGCTTGTCGTAGTCTTTCATTGAATTTTCAATTTTTTGATTGACAAAGTATTGTTTGCATCTTCATCATTTGTTAGGCAGCATGTGCTACCCAGTGCAAAATCCCAACATAAAAAATTGGCTAAACTGAATAGCTGAGTTTTTCTTAAATCAAACCATTCACCTACCACGCGATAATGCTTGTAGTAATTATGCAAGTATTTTTCAATTAATTCCACACTTAAATCCATTTCTACCTCGTTGAATCCAATAGCAACACATTTTAAACTGCATCCGCTTTGCGTTACTAACTCACGTAATCTACGATAACAGTTATAGCTTCTACCAATTTTTGTCAATCCTGTTAATGGATTATACAATGCATAAACACATCCATCATATTGCCTTTCATATCCGTGTTCAATATGCTCTTTTCTATACTCATGAAATAAAAAAGACACTTCATGTGAATCAATCATATCAGTATTCATTTTGCTTATTAATCTCTTCCATGTAACGCTCCTTGCGGTACTCGTTGAACTGGTAAGGTGTGTTCTTGTACACACGAAAGCGCATGTCGTTATTCCATTGCGGCAACGCATCGTATTCAGCCATTAGCTTTTGCTCAAATGCACTAACCTCGCTGCGCTTCACTTCCCGTGCCGGTGCTTCTTCAATCTTCAACTTGTCCGCTGTTTGGTGGATAGCCTCAAGCACCTGGCGATGTTGGAACATTTCATAGATGTTGTTGGTGCTTTGCTTGTCCAAATTAATGCGCTCACTGATCGCTTGTCTTTTGGTCATGAACTTACGAATCCATTCAAAGAATATCTGCCCATCGATGCGGTTATACACTGGACCAAACTCACCCTTCATTGCCATGCGGAAACAAACCTGCAGCTCATCCACTCGCAGGTAGTAGTAATCTTCAAGCATTAACTCAGCTGTAAGCGCAAGTTGTTGTGCGTTCATTGGCTGTTGCAGGTTAAAGTACTGTTGGCACATATCCATCATTGCCACCATGATGTTAACCGTTGCCTGCTGATTTTTATCCTTGCGAATTTCAGCTAGGGTTGGTGATGTTTTCCGTGCCAAAATCTCGTGCAATTGCACTTCGGTATTGCTTGCGGAACTCTTCAAGTTCACTAATGCGCTTTGCTCTTTCATCTTGAATTATGTTTTTTGAGTTATTTGAGTTGTCGAATTTAGAGTTATTTACCATCCAGTTGCGTGCGGACGCTTTCCAATCCTTCATCGGATTGCGCCCTTGCTTCCAACCATTGGCTTCGTAGTAGTTAAAAAATTTTGCCGCCTCGGTGTTTATTTTTTCATCAGTCCACTGCATGTGCTTTTGTACTGAATACTCACCCATGAAATTGTAAACATCATTTTCGTTTGGGGGTGCGAATGCACTACGTTTATTGTTTATGGTTTGTGGTTTATTGTTTACTTGTTTATGAATGTCGCAGTCGCTTTCAACATTGCTTTGTACTGTGCTTTCACTTTGCTTTGTCAAGTGCTTTTGCAATGCTTTGTCAAGTGCTTTATTAAGTGCTTTGTCAAATTTTGATAGGGCAACTATGTTGCATTGATGTTGATTCACTGCCTTCTTTACCACCTTAACAAAGCCCCATTCAACAAGTTGGTCAAAACACTTCTTATATGTATTGTAGCTTTTGCATCCCATACCTTGCATGCACTCACTGGCTGTGATTTGGAAGATGTCAACCCAACCTAAACGATTATTTATCTCAACGAGCCATAGGTACAAGATACCATGTGAAGCGGTCACCTGCTCCGGGTGTTCAAAGGCATAGTCAAACCATGCCCGTGAATATGAGTAACCATTAATCTTCATGGAACTAAATACCCACCACTACACACAAAGGCGTACCCTCAGCTGAATAGCTTATGGCAATGCGGTAATGGTGGGATTTAAAAATGTTTTCATAGGGTACGCTTTGCAAAGATAGTCAAACTATCTCTACTTCCAAATAATTGTGGCTATCATAAACCCGATTAGCAATCCTGCGCCAAGTATCAACAGCATCTTGCTATTGGTTGTGTCGCATTCAGGCTCTGCGTTTACGGACATGGGCGCAGGTGCAGGTGCTTTGCGGACTGGTTTGATG